ATTAACTACTCCATGCTCTCGCTTGTTATGCGTGGGAGGACGCAGCCAAGAGTTCACCACGACGCTAGAAGCCTTATACTTGGCTCGTAGCTCCTCTAAAGCCTTCGCTAGCTTTAATGCGTTCTCAAGCATGAGTAGCGTAATCTCTTTATACTCTGCCTCTGGCACTTTACCAAACACTTCACGCCAAGAAAAGTGTTGCGATACGTTGTAGGAGAGGGCTAGGTTGCCGTCTTTAAGGGTTAGCAGACGGTGGACTTCCGCAGGGGTGGCAATGCGACTCATGGGCTATTTCCTCGTGCTTTTAAAGGTCAAAGGGGCGTTTGTGTCTCGCCTCTCTTGCAGCTGCAAATCCATGACTCGTTGTTGTACGTCGGTGAGAATGTTGTGTGTCTCTTTAGTAGTGGTGGCGACCCCTTCCAAAGCAACACGCATAGCAGTGAACTCTGCCTTGCCAAGCTCCGCAGCTGTTGCGATTTTAACAAGGGGGGGGGCTATCTTGCTTATAGCATGCCATAACCCACCAATAAAACTGCCTGCAAGCGTCAGAAAAGAACCTAGCAGTGTTACATTGTTGAAGACGTCATAGTCTTGAATCGGCATTATCCGCCTCGCTTTCTACCCAGTGGGAAGGAAAGGGGGATGTTACAAACAGGGATGCCTAGGGCGTCCGCAAACGTTTGAGCCGATGCGAGTAATCGCTTAACGCAGCGTGCCATACCCTTAGTGTACGTTCGTGTGTGTCGGTTCCACTTCATAACTTAACCTTTCACGTCGAGCTTCAAGCCTACGCCATTGGGAGTGGTGTAAGGCTTTTGAGGAATCACCGTGCGGGGGGGACGGCTTATAGCTACTTGTGGCGAGGGCAGGGGGACAGGCTTAATGATGGTTTTCATAGTGGCAACATTCCTTTTCTCTTGCAATGAGGGCTTACCCAAAGGGTTTCTTTTTTGCGGGCAGCTTTGGCTTCTTCTGAACGGCTATATCCGTTTCCCGCTACCCAGACTTTCTTGCTCCATCCGTGCAATAGTAGGTTGTCGTGTTCCTCCCCAACACCGCAAAGAATGATTTGCATTTTGGGATTGTCGCCATTCTCAACGCACCAATCATTTACTTCTTGAGCAACCCCAAGGCTTTTATCACCTATGCCGTACTTGTACTCCCCTTCGGTGTATGGGGGGTCAAGGAACACGCCTGTAATGCCATGTACGGTAGTTACGCTTGGACTTTTGACAATACGCAACCAATCGCCGCAAGCCACCCGAACGTGTCGCATCCGCTCTTGTAATTCTACTAGCCAACTGCGTATAAACTCGTGCCGTGCATCTACGACGCCACCCCTCCCCCAATGAGGCAGCTGGCGGTTTACGCCACAGCCTTTTGACGCCAAGTAGGGCAGCTGGCGGTTTACGCCATTGCCAGCTGCCCCAAAGTGAGGCAGCTGGCGGCTCACACCACTGCCTTTTGTCTTGCAAAACACGCCGTCTTCTACGTTCCAGCATCCGCTACCAGTAGCCCAACCGCCGCCAATCCAGCAACAAGCCCCCCAAGCCCACCAGCCAGCAAGTTTTGCATCGTACCATTCAGGGTCTACTAGTAGGCTGTTTTCAAGAGCTTCTTTAGCATTCACCAATGCAACGTGTCGTGCGTGTAAATCAATCTCATTTACAGGGTTATCAGCGTGTATTGCCACTTCTTCTGGTGCGTGTTTAATCGCCCTCCAAAAATTGCAAACAAGACAATCGGCATCATTTACTGTAAACACTAATTCATGCGGTGTTTGGCATTGTAGCAATACGGCACCGCTGCCAAAAAACGGCTCGTTATAGTGCTTGATATCGTGGAAATACTCCCAGACAACGCTAGCTATTTTAGACTTTCCGCCAAAGTAGGGGAATGGAGCTTTAAGCATCCCTACCCCTCCACTCTCGCTGCTTGAGCCAGTAGGTAGTCCACTTCTGCATCGGTTACGTCAGGCAATCCACGCAAACCCTCAATCACACCCTCAACGTAAGATAGTTTCGCTGCTTGATTGTTTGCATCCCCCCACCACGCGAAAGCACGAGTGATAAAGCCAATCTGTGCAGCCCATTTTAAGCCCCACGCCGAACCCTTGGCAGCAGCCCAACCTTCAAGGTCTTTCAAGACGCTTGCAGGGGTCGGTTTAATCTGAAGGGCTTCTTGCTCCCAGCCCTCCAAGCTCTCCATAAAATACTCGCCTTGTCCAACTTCCATATCCGCAGTAGCAGCTCTGAAGCCTGTGTAGGTGTTTGACGTTTGCCCTAGCGTAATAATGTATCCCATGTTTAGGCTCCTCCTAAATAATAAAACTCAAACCCTCTGCCGTAACCAGTCCACACCCCGCCGTTGGGCGTTCCTGTGTACCAAATGTAAGTTTGGCGAGAATTTGAAATTGGCAGACAGTGATTTTTACTAACATACGACACCGTGTAGTTAGAATTGTAACCCACGCTGTGGCTGTCTGAGGCAGTATTCGTAGGACTCCAATATAAAGTCCATTGCCCACTGACTGCACTGACAGAGGTTGTACTACGGCTTTCGTAGAGTACTTTGCAGTTAAGGTTATGTGCCGTAGGTGGTACTGTTGTCCCTAGGGCTATAGCAATAGGGGTAGTACTCGGAGTTGTGTGTAGCTGTAAATCTGGGTAGTCTGTAAGCCAAAGGCAACTAACCCTTCCCACCTCATGGTGCATAGCGAACGGCTGGATTGTTGCAGCTGTCGAGAGGGTCTTAATATGATAAGGCAGTAGTCGGTATACTGAGTACCCACTAGGCAATGTTGGCGAGCTTGCAGAAGCCGACGCCAAGAAGCCTGTAGCTCCTGTTGTCGGGTTCAGAATAGCATAAGTGTAATACCAAGTATTGGCGGCAATCAAGCCAGAATCTAAACCATTCAAGCCAACAGCGCCAAGGTTCAATGTAGCCGTGGCACACGAAATCAACGACGTGCGGAGCGAGTCCATGCACTTTAAGGCTGGCATCGTGATAGTTGTGTTGGATAGCCACACGGGGGCTGAGCCTTGTATTGTGTCCACCCCTAAAGAAGCGGCGGCACTGTTAAACTTCTCACTCCACGTTGTGCCACTGTTTGCCGTGGTGCGAGCAATAACCAACCCATCGCCTGTACCAAACACAAGCTGGTCGCAATTCCCACTGCCACGTTCAACCGATAATACAAAGCCGTTACCGTGCGTATTGTTCAATGTGCTGCTGGTTATTCTGTAAATGCCCGTAGCGTCTACACCGTTTAAATCGTCGCCTGCCTTTAAAGGAGCCGTCGTCCCTATGCCGCTTGCCCCATAAAGCGTTGCTATCCACGTTGATAGCTGCGTGCCAAGGGGCATGAGCGTTACCCATGCTGAATTGCCACCGCTGCGAATCTTTAAATAACTATCGGTCGTATCCGCCCAAAGCATGTAGGCGGCGGTATCTGTAGGGGCGGTTGCCCCACTGTTGAGCGTCTGTAATGCGTCCACAATCTCGTTAATATCAACGGTGTAGTTAATGCCGCTTTGTGCAGCAGATAAGTCATAAGTCGTTTGTGCCATGGTTAAAACCTCCTGCTTTACTATACCACCAACTTGCCGTAACCTTGAGCCAACCAGTTGAAGAAATGGCTGCCGTGTCCGTGTCCATTTACCGTTAAATCGAAGCCTGTTTGAGTAACGCTTGACAGGCTAAACTCCTCGTTCGCCTCCAAGTTAAGCGGCGTTATTTGCACGTTTGGTACTGCTTTAAAGGGTGTTGTAAATGCGATTGAGATTGTGGCGTCCTCTGTAACTTCAACGGCGTTGTTACTCTCGAAACGGTCAGGCATATCACACTGAATCGCAAGCTGCGAGACAACAGGAACGGATAAAGCCCCCATGGTTCGCAACACCAAACGGAAGCGGAAAGCACGCCCCTCGTAGTCCCCTGTTTTAAACGCCTCCCAGCTCCCAAAAACGGCTCCATCGGTTGAAATAGCCAATTGAAGCTCAAGCATCCCCTCGACGTATTCAACGAAGCCAACCGCCGCAACAGTGGCTAAATCCGCAACGGATGCCACTGTTTGCATCGTGTCGCTGTCCTGCGTCGCCATGGAAGGCACGGCGTCAATGCTCCCCATGTAAGCCACCCAGCTATCAATGTCGCCCATCGAGAAATTAACGGTGGAGGTAAAGCGAGAAACGTACACGTCGCCTAAATCAATCTCTGAATCAAACTCGTAGTACCCTGTGTCGTTCGTTTGAGGGTCGTCAATCGTTAAGCCCTGCCCTGATAACACCATAACCGCCGTCTTAGCACCTACGAACAAGGGAGCCTCGTCAAAAGCCTCTACAATGTTGATGTTCACGCCTGGGGCAGCGAACGTTTGACGGCTGCGTGCCACCTCTGAATACAATCCGTAATAATCTTTGGCTTTTACAAAATAAGTACCGTCCTGATAGGAGCTTGTGTAGGTGGTTGTGCCAGCAGGCACAAAGGCAAGCAAAGGGGTCAGCCCCCAATCTGTACCGCTTTTAGCAGGCGTGTAGCGTAACTCATACCCCTCTAAATCGTTATCTGCTACGGCATCCCACGATAAAACAACACTAGCCCCAATGACGGCATGCTTGAAGTTGCTCACGTTCGCAGGAGCGGCGTTGCCTTGTGTAAAATTGAGCTGCTGCGTCTTAGATGCTGCCACCGCTTTGCCTTGCCCTGTTTGCTGCACGCCATCGACACGGACGTCTAACACGTTGGTAGGGATGTTTCCAATATCGAAGGAAGCCCCTGCTGTGCTACCTGCAAAGGTGTAGACGGCATCAGACGGCTGCTTGTAGTAAACGTCGTACAACACAACGCGGCGGTCAAGAGAGGGTTCCCATGATACAAGCAGGTGTTTATTTACCGCCCCACTCTCTAGTGTCTCATACCATCCCAGAGACGACAAACCACCGCTCCACGCCACCGCAGAATCCTCTAGCGTCGTGGGGGTTGATGCCGTGATGATGCCTTGCTCAATCCGTGCAAACTTGGTCTCGTCGTACTCCAAACCGTTAAGCTCATATTGAAACTTTTCATCGCCTGTTTTTTCACTCTTGCCAACAATCACAAACTTGCGAGGGGCTAGCGACGTGGCGGTGATGCCGTAGACGCTCCCTGCTGTTGGCTCAACCGTCCCCCCTGTTTCTTCCCCCTCTGCTTCTGAAATAGGTGTGTTGAACCAAAAGAAGTTGAAATCAACCGCCACCAGTTCGCCGTTTTCATCGCAAGGGGTTATTGCCCGAATCCGCACACTGCCGTCTGGCATAGTAAGGGTGCAAGTGTATGAATCAGAGGCATTGTAGGCAATGCTAGAATCAGCTTTAAGCCCCTCATAACCGCTGCCCCCTATATCTGCCAACCACTCCTGCACCCGCCCACTCATGCGTAAATCGGCATAGTGGGGGTCAAACACTCCCACAACATCCCCCAGTGCGATATCCGCCCCGTCTAGCCCTGTGATGAACGTAACCGCTTGGTAGTTGCTGCGGTAGGTATCAAGAACCCACTCCCCCATGCGTCGAGCCTGCCCCTCGGAAACGCACCCAACAGAGGCGACCGTTTCTATTTGGAATCCGTAGACGTCGATAAGGTCGGGGGACTCCACCGTTACTGTAGCTTGCTTGTATTCGTTTGCAGGGTCGTTCCACCGCACCTGTGCCACGCTGTTGGTGTTGTCTGCTGCCGTGGTAGAATACTGAAATGCTACCCCCCCAGCCGATACAACGTTGGCTTGCGAAAAGATAGCCACCATCGCTTTAGGCTTGTCCATCGTCAAACGCACAACGTCGTTAGCTACAGACACCATAGCGTGGAAGCTAGCGGCAATTTGACGCACGACGGAATAAAACTCATCCGTGTTGTTGAAGCAGTAGTTAAAAGTGTATCGTGGCTCCATCGCTGGCTTGCCTGCTACTGGCACAAGTTCATCGCAATACTTGCCACACTCGTAGAAGTCGAACTTATCCACGTTGTCATCGCTAAGGAACTGCCCCCCACCGTACCGTGCGTTTGTCAAAACGTCAAGCAATATCCAAGCGGGGTTATCCGTCCAAGCAGTCGAAAACGTACCATCCCAATACCCGCCGCTTTCATCGTAAGCCCTTGTGATAGGGTCGTAATTGCTAGGGACACGCACCTTGACGCCGTTCAACAGGTAGGAACGAGCAGGAATGTTGTTACCAAACAAAGACGCATCCAGCTTCAAGCCTGCCACCGCCGTGTTAAGGTAGCTCACCTTGGCTTCTACCCCCTCCACAATGGAGGCGAAATACAAATCATTTTGAATTAAATTACTCGAACCATCCGCCGTTAGTCGTGTGATACGAACGTCCCAAGGACTGCCGCCGTTCGCTTTTGGCAGCGTGATAAAGTACTCACGCTCATAGGTAGAGGTCGTCCGTCCGCTCAAAACAAGTGTTGCAGGGACAAGAGCATACACCGCCCCGATAGTCCAGCCACTAGGGACGGCAACCAAATAAGAACCGCCAGCCAAGCCGTCCAACTGCTCGTCAAGGCGATAGTGTAGCGTGTATTGCCCCGCTGTGCTAACGCCGTTTTGCTCAAGCTTAAAGTTGCTTGTAACCGCCTGAATGCTACCGCCGTTCACGGCGTAGGCGATAGGTGAAACAGTGTACTCCTCGGTCTCTGGCGAACCACTAGGGAGCAGCGTATAATCAAACGAGACGTCCACGGTGTTACTCATGATAAACGGCTCACTAAGGTTTGCAACTGCTTTAGACGCCACAATCCGCAGCCCTGTAGTAGTCGCTGGAGTGGTGTAAGTGCCGTTTTTAGAAACCGTTACGGCTTGCCAACTGGAGCCTGCCTGCTTATACCCTGTGCCGTTCTCTTGCACTTCAATCTTGAACCACACACTTGAGGGATTGACGTCGCCCGTTGTTGCGTTTTGCTCTTGTAAGGCAGGGGTAGCAACCTTTACGCGCACATAATCGGCTAGGGGGTTTGTGATGCTGCGTACAATCGGGCTTGCCTGCTCCACTTTGGTATTGATAGCCGTGTAAGCCTCAATGCCGCCAAAGCCCGTTAGTGGCTCTTGTGTCGCTGTCCCTAATCGCCACTGAAACTCCAAACCGCTAAAGTTAAAAGAGCCGTCCGTATTCTGAATCGGTGTACCGTCCAAGTACACGCTATTCAAACCGTTTACAAGCCCCTCGCACTCGCCTTCGCTAATAACCTCAAGGATTTTAGCCACGTTGTTAGCTTGCAGCGAAACAGGAGCCGCTACAGGCGTCTTACTACTTCCACTTGATGCACTTCCACCCATTACAACACCTCGATCGTCTCGATTGACTGGCTAATAACGTTTGAGCCACAAAGAAAACGTCCGTAACACACTGGCAACGCCACCCCCTTGGCTACTCTGTTAGATGCAGAGGTAAAAAGCTTGCTTTGGCGGTCGCTCGCCTCATCCGCCGCCCCTAGGTCGCCCCCCTCCATCGTGGGAGCCATTAAAGCCGTGGCACTCATCATTGCAAGAGAAACCCCTGCTCCGATGAAGGCAGCAGCAGAAATCCCAAAGGCTACGGTCGTCCCTGCGGCTGCCCCAAAAGAGGCACCCGATACCATCGCCCCTTGTATGGAGAGTATCCCTGTTGCAATCATGACGACGCCCACCACAAGCCCGATAATAGCCATTGCTTTTTTTGCTGCGATGCCCTCAATTGGCACAAGGTGAAGCACTGCCCCGTCGGGAATAGCCCCTTGGAAATTGCTAGAGGATGACATTAAAGAAGAGGCTCGCTCATTGCTTAAAGCAAAGCGAAACACACCAGCCTTGAGCATTGCACGCATTCCTTTGAACGCACGGCACAAATAGCCCACAAGCTGGCTGTAAGTGGCTACATCCACCGTTACCACCTGCTTGAAATGCTTTAAGCGACCGTGCAAATACAACGTTACCTTTGCCATGGCTATAACCTCCGTGTTTACAGTATAACACGAAGAACATAGCGAATATGAGGAACGTAACGAGACAACGGCTCTTCACGGCTAACACCGTTGATAGGATGGTGCAACCATAGCCCATTGCCAGTATACACCCCTGCGTGTTCCCCCTGCTTGCCAATCCGCAAAACAGGGATATCCCCCACTTGCAAATCGCTTAGAGGCACTACTTCAGCGGCACCTGCAAAACCCAGTGTGTAGTAAAGCCCCTCTTTATCATAGAAGTCCCTAGGATAACTTGGAAGCTCCACCGCTTTGTTAGTCCTGAACCAATCACGAATGAGTGCGTAACAATCCCCCTTGCCGTCGCTGCCAAACTCCCCCCAGCGATACATCCTCTCCTTGAGATTCACCGCTTGGATGCTATCGTGCCACCACGTCGGGGTGAACGGGTCTTGGTTCGTGCAATAGTTCACAATGCCGTGTGGGACGCTAGACGACGCCATGACTTGCATATCCAAAGCACTAGGCACAAGCGGCTCAAAGCTCCGTAGTGGGTGCGTGTGCAGCCAAGCGAGGGCGTTTGTGTCGTTGCAAGCCACCACGCTAGCCCCTGTTTCAACCAAAGCCCACACGTTGGACTCTTTCAACAAGGCGAACAAATGCTCCTGCTGCAAGTCTTGCTCCGTGCGGTTGCTCAACTGAAAGGCTACCTGCTTTTGATGCCCCAACGCCCACCACCACATCCGCCTAGTCCCCTGTGAAGCTAGGGAAGCCCTGAAACGGCAAGTCCACACCAAAGCGTAAACGGCACGCCTCTAACGTCTTGCTGCACTGGTCTTGTGTGCTTCCCACTTGTTGGTTGTACTTGTTGAAGCAGGTTACCCCTGTGTAAGGGCAAGCGTTGTCGTCCGCATAAACGAAAGCGTTTGTGTCCGCATCAAATCGGCGATACCGAAAGTTACAGTAAGGCGACATCGTCCGCCGTGGGAACTTCTGCTTGTTAGATAGCTCCATCTTGGTGATAAGCTCAAACTCGATAGAAACGGCGGTTTGCTTGGCAACCTTATTGATGTAAAAAACATCCACGTTGATAAACTCGGTTGTGATGCTAGGGTTTTCATCATCCAGCTCTTCACGCCGTACCCGAATGCGTGTAACCTTGCAATTCTGCAACCCTCTGTACTGGTTAATGCCACCCAAAAGCAACGGTTGAATGTTGCTCACTGCTAGCGTGGGGCGTGGGGCTTGGTTGCCGTTTACCTCAAAGCCTTGTGCGTCAATCGGGAAGGGGGTATAGGTATTGCCGTTAAACACCACCACGCCGCCATTCTCTAGCGTGCTAGGGCAAAGGCGAATCACTGTACCGCCATAAATCGCCGTGTCAATCTCATACAGGGTCGCAACCTTGCCGAAACTCGACTCTTGACCATTGAACATCACGCAGGCACCTCTCTAAAGCTTAGAGACCCATTCCAAAGGCTGGCTTGGCTGCCTGCAAAGCTCCATTGACTACACACCCACAGGCGAGAGCTTGCCTCGTTTGGCATCGTCCAATAGAACGCATCCCATCCGCCACGAGCTTGAAGGAATGCGTCCAACGTCGCACGGTCGCTTGTGGTGATGTTGTCGAGACTAAACGACACAGTCAATAAATCGGCGTTCATGCCATCCATAACACGCTGCTCATACCCATCGCCGAAACGTGCTACCGCCGTCCGTGGCTGCCGTTGCTCCTGCCAAGACTGTTGGCTAGGGGCTTTTGGTAACGTTAAGGTTTCTGGCATTATGCGTACCCCCTACGAAGCATGCCGCCTTGACGAGCCTCTTTTGCTAACACTTCTCGAACCTTCATCTCAACCATGGAAGCTATCATCTGCCCTGCCTTCATCATGCCATTAGGGTCGTTCCCCTGCTCACCGCTCACCGTGATGTTGTTCACTACCTGAATACCGCCACCAGAAGCCCCTTGAGGCATCGCTACAACGTTCCCACTAGAGGAAGGGACAAACAGTTCACGCCCACGCTCCCCGACCATGTAGGGAGTGCCAGCAGTTACGCTGCCACCGCCTGCACGTGCAGGGATGTTAAGCCCAGAGGTTACGTTGATAGCCGATAATGACGTACCAACGCCCCCGCCTGCCCCAACGCCGCTTGTAATGGAGGGGAATAACTTGCCAGCAACGCCAGCTATTGAACCGCCAAGCCCACTTGTACCGCTAAACTTTGTGAATAGCCCTGTTGCCAGTTGCAAGGCGAACAACCCTAGCAACTTAGCGGAAACCTTTTGAATCAGTGAAATCATAATATCTTTGAAGGAAGAAGTGCCGTTTAGCATGTACTGAATCGTTTGGTCAAACGACGACTTGACCGCATCCCCGATAGACGAATACATCTCTTTGGTTTGTTGCACCATCTGCTCCGTAGCGTCTCTGTAACGCTGCTTTTTGTCTTCCATGGTTGCGAGGTCGAGGGCTGCGTTTTGTTGTGCTTCAGAGGCGTTAGGCATGCCCCCTAGCAGCTCATCACGGCGTGCCATGATGGCAGCCTGCCGTTGCATATCCTCATAGCCCTTGACGCCACCAGTAGCGAATGCAGAACGCAACATGTTGTTTCGCTCAATCTCAAGGTTTAAATCCTTTTGGCGGTCTGCCATGGTCTTTAGGAAATCCATGCTTTGCTTCATGACTTCCAGCTCACGCTGCTTGTTGGCTATCGAATGTGCCAAGGCTTCAACCTCTGACTTCTTCTTGTCTCTGTAGTCGCCCAAAAGGGAGTTATACGTCTCTAACGCTTGGTTGTTGAGTTCTTGCGTCTGGTAAGCCCCCAGCCCTTGAGTCGCTAACGCTTTCATAGATGAAGCCATACCAGCAGCTTGCAAGTTGGCGTCTTGAAGCTTTGTCTTTAAGTCCGCCAAGAAGCCAGCGTACTTTTCCGCTTCACGTTCTGCGTCCGTCTTCTTATGCTTCTTCTCTTTCTCTTTGGGGGTGTAAATACTGCCTCGCACCTCCGAAAAAGAAGGGGCAGCACTTGCCATTTTTGGAGCCACCGCCTCTCCAAAAGCAGCCGTGCTAATCGCAAGTGAGTTTTGTGTCGTAGCCAGTGCGGCTTGATAGCCTTGTCCTGCATTCGCTCGCATAGTGCTTGCTATGTTATTGAGCTGCACCAAGCCAAACGATAACTTTGTGATGCTTTCCAATAAGTCCGCAATACCAAAAGTGGCGTACGTTACTATTTCCGCAATTTTTACCACGAGGTTCTTGACTAAGAACTCACTGTAGTAATAAATCCCCTTCATTCCTTTGTAAATGAAATTGAACGTTGCCACGATCGCCGCTTGGTTTGACCCAAACCAAGACGTAACCTTATCAAGCAACCCCAAAATATCCGTTGTAATGCCGCTTGTTTTATCCAAATCTGAAATCAGCTTACCAAACACCAAATCGGACTTTGCCCCCACCCTTGCGAACGTCAAAGGCATCTTGGCGAAGTTGGCATCCACGCTGGTTTGCTGCTTTAACAAAGCCTCAAACACGTCTTTAGAGAGTATCTTTCCCTCAAGTACCATGTTTCGCAATTCACCAGTAGACTTATTCATTCCTTTTGCAATCTCAACAACCACCGCAGGCATATTCTCAAGCAATGAGTTCCATTCTTCAGCATGAACAACACCACTACCCATCGCCTGCCCGAATTGCAGCAACCCAGCACTCATGCCAGCCGTGGTAGCCCCTGAAATCGTTCCGAGCTTAGTAACAATATCTGTTAGCTGCGTCATCTCTTTGGTTGTCGCCCCAATGCTATTCTTACTCATTGCCACACGGTTGAACGTGGAAACAATATCGTTCAACGAGCCACCAGTAGCTTTTGCCGTCTCGCTCAACGACTGCATAACCGCCTTTTGTTCAGCCAACGACGACGTAGCGAGCCGCACACGCCCCTCCATGGACTTGTACTCGTCCGCTACGGATGCCAGCTTGCGACCGTATTCCACAAGGGTAGACACCGCCAAGTAAGCAAGTAGGCGTTTTGACACCGTTTCCAAAAAGCCAGCCGCTTTTGCTGTTTTCTTTAAGGCTTCTTCATTAAGCTTTGCAGCAAGAGCGGCGTTCTTCATCGCCAGTGTCTCTTGCTTAATCGCCTCTGCCGCTGCTTTTGATGCTGCGGCTGCCTCTTTAAAAGCACCCACTGAAAGCTTTTGTTCCGCCGCCAACTGCTTTGTTGCTTGCGACAGACTTAGCCCGCTTGCCTTTAATGCGTTCAGCTGTTCAGTCGTCTGCTTAGCACCATCTGCCTTAACTTCAACTGTAATCTTAGGATTGTCTGCCATCATCATGTTTGACCGCCTCCTTGTTCAGCAGGATTCTATCAATCACCATTATAGCACGCAACTCGCTATCACTGTACGCAGCCCCAAACAACGCCTTCCACGCCAAAAGCTCCGACCACTTTAAAGGAGACGCCCCAAAACCTGTGTAATCTCGACCATGAAGCCGTATCTCTTCAGCCAATGGGAACAACCACCCATAACTACAAGGTGGCGGCTTAAGCGTCGCTGGGAGCTTGCCAGTAGCTTTGTATTGATACTCCAGCACTTGCCCTAGCGTCTTTCCGCTCTTAAGTGGCTTCCTTAATGAAGAAAGCCACTCCGCATAGGCTTCTAGGCTTTCTTCTTCGTCTTTTTGACCCGCTCGAAAAAAAAGGCTTTGTCCGAAATCGCTTCAATCAGTTGCTGCCCCACAAATGCAGTTTCCGTGTCCAACAACAACGCCTTAAAGGCTTCTAGGTCGCGTTCCTCGCCCTCCAGCGTGAAACGCTTCACAACACCCCACAACGCCTCGACGTGTTCGTCTTCAGCAGCGGCGGCTTGAGACACGCCAATAAAACGCTCCCACACGTCCTTGTGCTTCTGGGAGTAAATCTCAATCGAGACGTCGTCAATCTTCTCACCACACGGATGTACAGGTTGAAATACTGCCGTGTCTTTTAATGCGAAATCACGTAATTTTGCCATGGCTTAACCTCTTTTCTCTAACCTCAAAAAGAATGGGGGGGGTACCCCCCATCTACTGTTTGTGTGTGTAAATTAAGCTTTCGTAATCATCAGAGTGCTGGCTTGCGTGGCGTCGTAAACGGATGAGAAGCTACAGGAGACGACTACGCTACCTTGCCCTGCAACCGTGCTGTCACTACTGTTTAGCTTGGTCTTTGGAAGGGTGAACGTATAGCTATTCGTCGCATCCGCAATCACGATTTTTAGCTCACCTTCAGTTTCAGCTAGGAAATCGCTAGTAATGCTAGCAGTTTCCAAGTAAACCTCAAACGATCCATCTACATCAATAAAGCCTTTAGACACGTTCGCCAGCTTGTCAGACCCAAGCACAAAGTCGCTTGCAAGGTTGTTATTGATGTTCAACTTCAACGAGGATGCGTTTAACTGCGTGCCACGCCAAGAGACGGCAACCTCTAGCCCTGTAAATGGAGCCGTGTTTGCCGATGCGGTCATGGAAGCATCAAAGGAAGTCCCACTCACCGCTTCTTCTTTAGCCAGCAACGACGCCGTGCATTTCACGATAGCGTCTAAGGATGAATCAATGCTCAACTGATTGAACACCGCACCTTTGTAAAGCTTGTAAATCGCCGTATCGCCGTGCCGTGCTTCAACGTGGTAGCTCTTTAGCCCTGTGCCGTGCTTCAACACACCAGTAGCGAAAGCAGACTGCATCACACCTTCAAGGATTGTGTCGAAATCACTATCTGCAAACTCAAACGCAATATCGCCAGCCACCGCTTGGTTTCCGTGGCGTTGCGTCAAACGCTGCCCGTTGCCGCTAAAAGCTTCACTCTTCAAGCTCGACTTGGTTGTATTGACGCCAAAAGAGGTAGCAGGGAACGCCACCAAAGCAGGGGAAGCAGGGGCAACGCCATAAGTCGCCTCTATCTGAATGCCAACATCAAATCGGGAACCTTGCGAAAAAGCCATCTTCTAAACCTCCATATAAGCCGTGAACGGCAGAGTAACTGGGTACATCCAAAATTGCTCACGCTTTAACGGCGTCTCGATGTAGCCTACCTTAAACAGTATATCATTATCGCCAAAACTTATCTTTAAACCTTTTGGAAATCCCTCAAGCAACGCTTGCCCTAGCCTCAACACCACAGAATCGTCCGCTTGCATGGATGCGAACAAGTTAAGGAACACCACGCCATACACCGCATTCTTGCAAGTGCTTCCTAGTGCCGTCGTCTCCGTTGTGCCGTAGCGGATACTCGCCTCAACCCATGGGAGCGTGCGACTGCGTGGGTTGCTTGGCTCACCGTACCACTCAACCGTAGTGGCAGGGGATAGGGAGCTTGCAACAGTTGCTAGCTGCGTCTTTATAGCTGCTTTAAGTCCTGCGTAGTCCATCATCTTACCACCTCACGCCGTGCTTCATCAAAGAAGCGTGCCGATTCTGCCAAGTTTACACGAACCATCCCTTGAGGGGCTTGCTGGCTGTGTCCATACTCTAACCGCTCAATGTACTCTGTATTGTTCGCAAGGAATACGGAGGACTCTAGCCGCACTTGCCCCTTTAGCGGTCGCTGCAAGCCACCTATAGAGCCTTTAGAGGGGGGGGAGGGGTGTTCACCTACAACACCCACCGCCTTCCACCATGACGCACGAGCAAAGCCAGTATCCACAGGGGTGTCTTCAATGATGCGGTTAAACATCTTGTCGCACCCAATAGCGTAAATTGCTTCAGCCTTGTCAAAGACATCCGTTACCGCCAAATCAAATTGAACACCAAAGCTTTTGCTCATGCTGCTGCTCCAAAGAAAGAGGGAAGGGAAGAGTCGCCCCTTCCCTTTGAGGTTAAACCTAGGCAATGGCTCCGTAGAACAAATGCCCGTATTTGGGTTCAATCAGCTTGAAGTCCACGGCAGCTTCAGAGATGATGATGTTAGAACCGCCACCAGCTACGCATCCTTCGTATTCTTGGCGAGTCCACAAAGGGAAAGGCAAAGAACCTAGTTTGTTGCCGATAATGTTAGGACCATCAGAGCCAATCATGCCGCTGTAATCCATGTACAAACCAACACCCAAACCTGCACGTTGGCGAGCAACGTTGCCTTGAGTGGTTGCCCCGCCCATGTTGCAAATCAGCATCTTGTTAGTCTCAACCCAAGCGTTAGAAGCAGTAGCACCCACACCTGCACCGTTATAGGCGGCGTCAAGCACAAAGTAACGCTTCACCCCAAAGACACGAGCGTAGACGTCCAAGCCTAGCTGCCCTTGGTACTCAGTGCCGTTAGAGGTCGAGGCACCAAAGCCAGCGAGGGCATCTTGCACGCTCACGTTGTTCTCAATGACGTAATGCACGTCAGGAGTCAAGATAATGGTATCGGGACGCAAGCCGCTTTGCTTGTGGACGTCCAACACTTTAGCACGCACTTGAGCGACTAGGTCGGTCGTCGAGGTCGTCCAGTTGGTGGGGTCAGTCTTTTGAGCGGTGCCATAGTTGCCTTCAGCCAAGAACTCGTCAGCAAAGCCTTTGATGACTTTAATCAGAGTGCGTTCAGCCGTGGCACCAGCGGTTTCAAGCAAGAAGCCATCGGGTGAACCAGCTTGGTAGTGGGCGGCGTTTACCGCATCCACAACAAGGGCTGTTTCGGCGTCGGTGTAAGGCTCCAGCTGATACGATACCGTGGAAGAAGAAGCCAAACGAGCAGAGATGCGGTCGCCAAAAGCGGAGGCAACGCCATCGTTACGGCGTTGCCCGTCCAAATCGGCTTTAATAATCGTCCCTACCGTGTTGGTAACAGGCTTAAAAGGCATCGCTTGCAAGAAGGCAAGAGTATTAGGCATCTCTTGAGCAACGTGCAGGTAAGACGCTTGAGTGAGTAAATCAGCGTAAGTAGCTAACATAGTCATTATGAATAGTCCTTTCTACTAGGAAGCAGGGTAATGAGTGCCGAGGGCGTCAATGTAGGCTTTCGCAAGCGTACCATCTGCCAAGGCTTCAATAGCATAACCGTTGATGCGTCCAGTGGTAGCAGCAACCGCTTGACCGTCGTTAGCACTGTTGAAAGTACCGCCAACCGCAACCGTACCGCCGCCTTGAACCAAAGCAACACCGTTGATAATAACAGGAACCTTGGAACCGCTAGCGACCGTGCCTTGCAAGTTGCCAAGTACGCCAGCAACCACGCCGCCTGCCGTCGTGTTCTTCACCACCGCACCGCTAGAAATCACTAAGAACTTGCCAACATCGGCAACCCCCAAGGATTCACCACTGGTAAAATAGACAACGGTTTGTTGTTCAGGAAAAGTAACGTATGCCGTCATGGGACTATTCCCCTTTCATCTCTTCTTTGGCTTTAAAAGCCTTTAGTAACTCATCTTTGTTCTTTGCGTCGCCCATTGTAAGGGCTTCGATAGGCTCTTTGCTGCCACCTTTAGGCTTACAACCCAAAGCGATAGCCTGAACGCTGCGAACCTGCTCTAGCTCTTCTTTAAGCCCTTTAAAGGCTTCGAGAATTACTTGCTTGGCGTCGCCTGCTTTAAGTAGTGCCACAGCCAGAGCATCGGCTTTGTCGCCCAACTGCAAGAAGCCGATCTCTTCAACGGCGGCGGACTTAACCGCTACCAGCTTCAGTTCCTGTACTTCCTTCTCAAGACTATCAGCCTTTGCCACCGCTGCTTGGATAAACTCAACCACAGAGGAGCCTAGCCCTTTTGCTAAAATGGTTTCGAGAGTAACAGGCTCGGATGGTTGCAAAGCCGAGAGCCTCACTTCCAACACTTGCTTCTCTGATTCCATCTTGGCAACTTGAGCTTCAAGTTCCTTGATGCGGTCGATTTGTTCGGGGGTACTCATTTCCTCGTCCTTCCCTTTACTAACCAACATATCAACCGTTGCCAGTGGGTTAGCAGGAGCAAACACCAAAGACAACTCTTTTATTGCAAGCCCTGTTACAAGCTTGACATCTTCAGGGGCGGCGGTGGGGTTCTCTTTCAACCGTACCGCCTCCTTCTGCCCCGTTACAAACGTTTGGATCCCACCAAGCGACAATCCGCTAATGTAGCCCTTTTCGACAACCTGCCATGCGTCAGGGTCGTCTACTTGAATCTCAACGAGCCAGCCTTCTTTTTCGCTAGCAATACCCAAAGACTTAGCCACGGCGGACTTCATCACGAACGATTGAACCACCTTACCCCGAACGGGACTATCCAAAGATTCATGCTGAAATTGCACACGCCCACTTTCAGCTGTGTACTTCTTGACGGCGGTCTCTAACACGTCAATGGGGATGTAACCCCCCTGCGAATCCACAACAGGCACGCCGTCCACAGTGGAGACGTTACCCCATCCATACACACTGCGACGCCCTGCGTCTATTTGTGCCTTTAACTCAATAATGCTTTGAACTTCCATTGTAAGCCCTCCGATAGCCCTATACTACACCAAAGCCGCTTCTCTTGCTGCCAACCTACCCGAATAAAGACGCTTGCAGTTTGTACACTAAGGTACACCGACAATTCACCGTGTTCCCTGCGGATGCGTTAGGGTCGTGCGGATACATAATGTTCCCTAGTGTCGATTTAAACGGCTCGTTCAACGCAACCCCTAGCGGATTCATGCTTGGCAAGCTAACGTGTGCGTCTCTGGTGCGTGTGTCCTTCGTGTTTACCCAAAATCGGCGGTAGTCCGCAGCTTGGATGCTACCCTCTTCCACGGCGTTGTCGTAGATGTGCTGGTTCGCCATGTTCGTCATCCGTAACGACTCCGTGCGTGCGATCGTTTCCGCCCGATACTTCAACATCCGCTCTTCGTAACGTTGCACACGCTTTTGAACATCTGCCTCGCTCATGGGGGTGTTGTTGCGGATCGCCTTCAGTGTTCCTGCGTCTTGCCGCTTGTCTCTCAATGCACGGTCTAATGCCCTAGGGTCGTTGGTTCGCAGTTGGCGTTCATAGTTGGCTAGGTAGCTTTGTTGAGCGTCTGTAAGCCCAATACGCCCACGAAATCGCACCGCTGCCGTCTTTGGGTTAATGCCTTGAATTGTGGCTTGCCCTAGCGACTTGCCGATGCTCTGAATTGTGGCTTGCGTCTCGTTAGTGATAAGGGTGTTGCTCCACTGATTCACCACTTCCACAAGCCGTGGGTTCACTTGGTTGAAGTAGACGGACGTCGTGGGTATCTCGCTAGCCAACTTGCCCCCTGCAAAGGCGTAGGTGTTGGTTAGGGCGTCCTTGAACCCTGCCAGCATCGGCTGCACGTTTTCCGAACCATAGGCTCGTTGAATGGCGTATAGGTCGCCGTTTAGCAAAGCATTCTCAAGCTCTTGTAACGTCATTAAATCACGCACACGCCCGATAGCCTCAATGTAGGCACGCTGCAAGTACACCTGCTTGCTTTCCGCAATCGCAAGTAACGCCGCCCTTGCCTCGTTTAGCTCACGTTCGCTAGACATCTTCGTGGCTCACTTCAGGCAAACCCCCATAAGCACGAAGATAGGCTTCAGTGTCTGGGTCGTTCAGTAGCACCCCTGCGGACGTTAAAGCAGAAATATAGGTAGCCATGCCGTCAAGCGACAAGTCCACGCTATCGTAAGTAAGTTTTGGCATATAAGCCTTGTCTTGCCCGTTTAGGAGCCACAAGGGCTTGACGAGTTGATGGTTGAACTCGTGGCAAAGCTGGGAGCAAATGCCTTCAACGAGTAGCTTAAACATACTCGATTTGTCTTTAGCCATGGCGTAACTGCCTGAATCCGCACCGACCATCACAAGGAAGTCCGCAAGTAAAGCACGGGCAATTGCCGTTTCTTCTCGCTGGATGATGGTGTTTACGTCAATGGATTTCGAGCCTTGCACGCTGATAAGCTCAATATCCTGCTTGTGCATCCCTGTGGGGTCGCCGTTTTGATTTGCGTGGGGCTTGGAGCCAAACACAAACGCATTCAAGGCACGTTTGCGGAACCGCTGCATCTCTTGAGCCACCGCCTCTTTTCGCTTGCGGTTTTCTTCTGGTGTTCCTGAATCGTCGAACCGTACTTTGGGGATGCCGCTCACATTGTTGCGAACGTTCATTGCTTCGTCTGTAAGCAGGCGGCACTTGTTCACATAGTGGTAGTAAGCAGCTTTCAGCACGCTTGAGCCATACACGCCACCAGAGAAGCCCCCTAGCCCCTGCGAGTAAAGCAACCGCCCCATAGGTAAAACCTCCGTGCTTTGGGTCGTCTGAAAGCCTTTTAGATGCCCGTCCTCAAATTGTGCAGTAAGGAATGCTTGCGGATGATAAACTAGCCCATCCAACGCATAGCCTTTAGGGGAACGCCGCAATACCACTTCAAAGACGCTGTACCCGTAGAGAAAAGTAGAAACATAAGCCTTTACAAACTGTTGAAAATCCTCACTCACCCAATCAAAAAGAAGCTCGTTTGCCAGTGCCTCGGTCTCATTGTTGGTGTCGTTGTCATTGCATTCAATCCGAAAGCTTACTTGACTCATGAGAAGCTGTACGGCGGTAGCGAATGCCCTAGTTACCGTTTCGCCCTCAATCATACGGTGGTAGCGGTTCACCCACAAACGAGCCGATACAGGGGGCAATAGCTGCGTGTCTGCGTCCGTGAATGGGTCGCTTAAAATACCAAAAGAAGTGTCCCACTGCTCTTTGACTTCAATCTTCTTGGTCGCCTTGGTGGCAAACAACTTATTCCAGCTTGACGGCTTCCACATTGCTAAACCCCTCCGAATCCAAGCCAATCTGTGCTTGGCTGCCTTACGTTTAATACTTTATTCACAAACTGCGTTAGTGCATCCACCAAGTCGTCGTGCCTACCCATAGGGAACTGCAAAGCTTGGTCTATCAACGCATCTACAACAGGCTGCTGCTTAAAGAATAGCACATTCCCACGAAGCAAGATAGCCGACGCCGCCGATGCCCTCGCTTCTTTGCTCTCTGTAGGGCAAATAGCGGTAACGTTGTTGAAATGGTCTCTCATCATCCGAATAATAGCCGTACCGTTTGCCTTGTCTTCCACCAAGAACTCATGAGGCATCCACTTATCGGCTATGGCTTTAATGGTCTTTAGTGTTGCCACAAAGTCCAACCGCTCGTTTACCCCGTCCACGAGATACCACTTGCCTTTGAATCGCACAAACACAAGCATAGCGACGTAATCGCTATTTGCCGCTGCCTTGAATGTGCAATCGATTGAGACGATAACCTTTTCAGCTCCTGTTTTGACTGCAAGCTCCGTAACGTCTGCCGTGGGGAACATCTCATCTGCGAATATAAGCCCATCAGCAGGGGCTGGGCGTTGTTGGAGCTGGGCGGATGCTATTTGCTTGCCTAGCTCGTCGTTACGCTCGTCTACCCACTCCTTAGGGAACCGTGAAGCCCAAAGAAGCTCGCCCTCTTGCGTTCGTGGGTCTTTAAAGCCAATGCTTGACACCACGCCGATAGGGTGGTTTGCTTCGTATTCAGCAGGCAGGCAAAGAATATCGTACAACACCCGAATGCGTGGGTTTGCCAGCAGGCGACCCATAACGTCATCCTCATGGAGCCGTTGCATGACAAGAACTTCCCTCGCCTCTTGGCTTGTGCCACGAGTCTTAAACGTGCCAGTGTACCAACGCCACGCACGCTCTCGCTCTGCCGCACTCCATGCCTTAGCGGCTTGCATCGGGTCATCACAGATAAGCAAATCAGCATCCTTGCCAGTCCCCCCTGCTGTCGTCATGGCAAGCCGTGAACCCTTGGCGGTGTTGGCGTAGAAGCTTTTGCCCCAATCACGCTTAGAAGGCTCCACAATATCGCCAAATAACCACTTGAAATCGTCTGATTCAATCAGGGAACGGCTTTTGTTTACAAACCCATGAGCTAGCATCTCATCCACGGATGCGGTAAGAAAGCGGCGTGATGGTGTCCGTAGCCAGTCCCACACAGGGAAGAAGACGTTTACGATGATGCTCTTAGCATGGCGGGGGGGGAGCATAATCATCAACCGCTTGATGCGTCCGTCTGATACCGCCTCCAAGTGGTCGCAAATCGCTTTGACGTGCCAGTTGTCCATAAAGGTTGAACCGTCCACCGTGTGCCAGAAGAACTGCACGAACTCATGGAGCGACGTTGAAAGCCGCTCTCGAAGCGTTACCCTCAAGGCGGATTGAATCTCTGGGAGGGAGGCTATGAAGGTCATCTACGCCCCTCTGAACCAAGCAGGCTGGTTCATGGTAAGCGTTAGATCGGTAATGGCGTTGTAAGCCTCTTGTGCGTCCGTGCCAATCACTCCAAAGCCGATATAATCCGCCGAACCGCTGCTTGCAGTTTCGCCAAACTCTGGGAGCCGCCCTGCTTTGCTTGCCTCAAGGAAAGAAACTTTAAGCCTATCGTACTTTTTCGCCGTGTCTTCCCACTTTTGGTTTAACCCGTTGGTAGCAGGCATGAAAGCGGACTTGGCAATCAGGGCATCACAGAGGGCTAGGAGCGTGGGCAGCATCTTACTAGCCTGTGTGGCGTAGGTGTCTGTAATTTCACCATCTAAAAGCAGCATCACGGCGTTGCAATCGTCGAGATAGAAGCGTATCTGGTCTTTGGGAGAGTCGCTAGGGGTTCCACTATACGTTGTCGTCATTGCTCACCTCTTTGTTTTTCTTAGGTGGTTTGCCCCGTTTCTCAGTGCGGTTGCCCCCTGCCCGAATCGCTGCATCCGTTGCTGCTTCCAGCGTGGCTTGCAGTGCTTTATACTCTGCTTGCTCTTTTGCTTGCTCTGCCACAATATCACGGCGGCAAATCAGCCCCTTGGTTTCAAAGAACGTGAACATTGACCACAAGGCACGGGGGAAAGGCTCACCCTTTTTGTAGCCCTTGTAGTCTTCTGAAAAACAGTAAAGTCGTCGCATATTTAGGTTTGCCATTGTTAGCCCTTTCGTTTAATTGCAATGTACTGAAGCCCTTGCTCCGTTTCAGGTTTAGTATAACACAAAATCACCTCAGCCGTTGCAGGGACGACCAGAACACCGTGCGATGCCAGTATCTCTTCTTTGCACCGTTGGCTTAAGGCTGGGTGTGCCTTTGCTTTGCGAACGCTTGGTTGCTCGTGCCGTAATTGTTCAACCAGCAACGCTAGCTGCTCCACGAGGTTAGCCAGAGACTCCACAACCTCGACGGAGCCATACCCACCCTGCTCTAGGTGGGTCATAACACTATGCACCTCTGCCGTGGCGTTGATGCTCCCCCCACACGTTACCGCCATGGATGCAATGTTAGCGGCGTGGCTTAATCGAGCGATAAGGTTACGTTCTGATAATGGGTTCATCGCAGCTCCTCCGATCGTAATTGAAGCTTTAACCCTTTACCCAAGGCGATAAGGTCTTGTATTGAGAATTGAGCCAGCAGGTGGACGTGTTCGTGTTTATGCTCAACCGTGCCACTTACGCTTACTTCCTGCTTAACCGCCGCATGGAAGCCTAGCATGTTGTTGAGTTCTTTAACCGCCGATATTCTATCCCCCGCCCTTAATACCTCGCCGTCGTGCTGTTCTTTGGCGATACTAGCTAGCACTTCTTGGCTTTGCATGTGCGTCCAGATAACCCGTTCTTCAATCGCCTTTTGGCGTTCTTTTTGTATTTCCGCTATTCTTTCTTTAATATCTGCCCGATTCATTAATACAGAGCCGCCCGTGTGTGCTGTTTTCTTGCTTCTTGGCTTGCCGTCCTTGCATCCCTTGATGCTGGGGGGGTGGCTTCTTTCCCAAGCATCCGTTTGATTCATGCCATCACAAATATGCTGGCAAAACGCCTCTTTCCGAACGTCTAGCCCTGAAGGGGCTTTAGCGTACTTTTCAGCCATGCAATGCTCCTTGTTTTTTTAACCTCTCTTACAGTATAGCACCCCCCTCGCAATCACGCAACCCTTTTAACTGCCAAGCCCCCATCCCTTCCAAAACTTATTCTAACCCTATCCAGAGCCGCCGCAAGGTCATCTGTTTATCCATTGGCGTGATTGTACCAATTAAGCAACAAAGCCCCCTTCTAGCGAACCAGAGAGGGCTTATTGCAAACCATAGAACTATTTGAACCATTGCTGCCTTGTATTCAACAATAATACATGCCTTGCTTTCGCTTGGCTTAGTCATTGTAGCATGGTGGGCGATTGTTTGCAAGTGGGTTTTGATAGCCACACAAAAACGTGCGGCGTTGTGTTTCTGTTGTTCAATAGCCACACGTGCCAGCCAACAACGTGTGTTGATAGACACAAAACACATCGCCACAAACATTGTGTCTATTGCGTGCATTCATTAAAACCCTTGCTATCAAAGGGTTTTAGCTTGATTGACACAAAAAACACAAAAACACAGAGGTAAAATAAAAAGAAACAAGTAATCAGTAAAAAGTAATAAAGATATATAAAGTTTTTTTATTCTGTAATTTTGTGTCTATTGTGTCCATCTACCTGTAACGCAGTGATAATGCTTAACTCGTCGAACACACGGTATAGACACACGCAAAAACACACCGTGTTCATTGTGTCCATCTCTCCATATCCTCCAAAAGTATTAAGTTTTGTAACAAAGTGTAAGAAAGACTTGCACAATCCATCACGGTGTGTTACTCTAATTACATAGCCAAGCAAACGCAAGGCTAGCCCGACCACGGCTCGGGAGCTTCCAAAAGAGGCTAAAAAGACACCGTGCCACCCCCGTTGGGGGTGCGTCTAGGTGGCACTATATTTATTTTTAAAGCCAGCCTTTGCAAAAGGTTGGCTTTAAAAACGTTCGCTGGGTGCGTGAATCCTAGCTTGGGGCTATGCAAGCCCTGTAAAAACGCCTGCGAAGCCAAGTAGTGAGGCACGCCGACCAGCGAGGCTGGCGGTGGTATCGGTGGTGCAAATCCATCCGTCGGCTAGGAGCAGAGGTAAACTGCGGGCACCTCGGAGAGCATCACGAGGTTAAGAGGGTTGGACGCCTCTTGTAAAACACGGTTGATTCCGTAGGTGGGACAATGTTTGCCCCGCCTTTAGTCCGTTTTTACCCCCCGCCCCTGAAAGCCCTCTTGTCGAGGCAAGGGGCTTTATTTGAAAGGTATCATCGATGGATACTATTGTTTCTGATTTTGCGGCTGCGATTGCAGCCGCAACCACCACCGCCGAAGTGGAGGAAATCTCCGCCGCCGTGGCGGGCTGGAAAGAAAGAACTCTTTCCTACCCTTTGCGGATAGCACTGCTATCCGCAAAGCAGGCGAGACTGAAGGAACTATATATTCCTTCAGTCTCCGTCCCAGCGGGCCTCCCGCTGGGACGTTACGTCTTCCGAGGGCGTAACTTCGTCAAGAGAGCCCTCCCCTCAGGGGAGGGGCTGTCCTCCAACACCCGCACCACGAAAGGGGGGGATTGGGTTGTGGAGGTTCGTGTAACCTCCCCCGCAGGGCTTTCTGCTCTGCGGGATTGTCCCGCATGGAAGCGTGGTTTCAGCCACGCTTTGGCAAACGATTTGATTGCCGTAAACGGGCAATCAGCTCGGGATTTCATGCGGACATTTTAAGTCCTAGGCGGCGCCTAGGACTTAAAATCAAACGTACAACCAGCCAGCATTCGCTGGCTGGTTGTTCCGCTCGGTGCCAGCGTATGGCATCAGTTGTTTATATTTTCAAAGAAAGAAAGGTAAATTGTCATGAAAACTAGCTTAATCTCAAAAGTCCTCAACCGCCTTAACGGCATCGGTTGGGATGAAGCCCGCTGCGAAGGCTACGCTGCGGATTTGGGGGTAGACTCTTTGGAGTCTCCTGCCGAGGTTGTTACGGCTATTCAAAATGCGGACGAAGCCACTTTGATGGCTTTTGTCAGCAACAACGACTTTTAGGGGGGGGGCGAATCATGGGTAACCTCCAACATTCAGAAGCCACCCTGTACAAGCAGGGGTGGCACACGGCTAACTGCATCTACGAGATGCAAGCCGCTTTCAATGCCTCCAAGGAAGAAGAAACACCGCAAATTGAGCTGGTAGAACGCCAGCTTGAAGCGGTGGAGTTCTACCTTGATGTTTGCAACGCCGTGAAAGAGGGCATGCAAGCTTCAAGGCTCTTCCGTCTTGGTGTGCTGGATTACATCCAAAGCACCCGTAAGGCAGCCTATGATAGGCTGATGCAATGCTTTAAAGCATTGCAAGGAGGCAGCGAATGCCACTAGTGCAACCCCCCGAGCCGTGCCAGCACTGCGGACACCTGTCTGCAAGCCCGATACACACAACAGTGGGCTTGCAGTGGCTTTGTGAGGTGTGTGTAGACGTTCCAGAGGCATTGCCCGAGGACGTCTTCACTTGCGACCATTGCCACAGTCAAAAGCTGGAGTCGCTCTTCGCCTTCCAGTATTGGAGCGACATCCTCCTTTGCACCGAGTGCCACGAGAGCCTGTCAGCTGCCCCCTGCCCCGAGGAAGCAGCAGAGAATTACTGGGGCGACTTAAGATTGGAGGATTCAATTGTTTAACTTTTTGAAGCCAAAAAGCCCCGAAGTCAAAGCAGCCGAGCTTTACGAAGCAGAGCTGGTGAAGCGGGGGAAGCAGTTTCAAGATGCCCCCTTGGCTCATCAAGCCGCTGCAATCAAGAGCCTTGATGCGGCAGAGGAGGCACGCAAAAAGGGCGATTCAAAGCTCTTCTTGGCACACATCCACCAAGTGATTAGCAACGGAGGGTAGGGGATGCCTGTTGTTGCTTATACCTACCTTGAAGCCGAGGATTTACACCCCCCTGCCTTTGAAGTGGTCGTGTTTCCCTCAAGCGATTACTTGCCACGTCATTACCGCTTGAGGCATCTTTCAGTGTCGGCAAACGCCGTGTTTTATCATCCCCAACGATTTACAAATTACGTTGATGCCATAACGGCAGGGCGTGAATGGATAGGAGCTATCTAATGGAGTTCTTGTATTTAAGTTATTACGAATGGTGGGCAGTGGCTGGCATTATTGCCACGATCGCCATTCTTGGCTTGTTTCAGTTGTTGAGATAGGAGGTGCGATGATAATCTCAAACGAAGAAGCCCTCGCTTTTGGAAATCAGTTAGGCTGGATAGTGTTCCCGATTATATTCGTGGGTGCTACGTGCATCCTGATTTTGTATAGAAAGTAGATTAAAAATGGCAGATTTTGCACAAGCCCTTGAGTGGCTGAAAGCTGGCGAGATGGTAACAACTGAAAGCAACAGTTACTCAGGTTGGTTCGTTATTTACGCTTTCGGAGACCACTTCAAAAACAACCATTCGTATCTTGGCTGGAAGCGAGCCTCTGATTTTACAAGCAAGCGGACGCAGTGGAAAGACGTATCTTTAAGCGGCTGTGCTATCTTTTCGTCAGAGTGGCGGAAAATCACAATGGAGGAAATCAACCGAATCAACGGAGTAGGAGAATGAACATCCGCCACGTTACCTACCAAGCGATGCAAGCCCTACCCTACCGCTTGCGTCTCTGGTTCTACCACCGCTCAAAGCAGGTGTGGCTTGTGAAGTCGTCCCCAGCAGGTGAGCTGTTTTTGTTTCGATTGAAGTAAAGAAAGGAAGTTTTATGAATCACTATTTAAAAGTTTCAATCCTAGTAGCGGTGCTAACCGCTGTTTGCGGCACGTTAAGCGGTTGCTCCACTCAATCGCCAGCGGATGCAGAGGCACTAGCCAAAGCACAAGCCTTGTTGGTTGCCACGGAGCAAGGCATTGACTCCGATATAGCCCGCCTACAAACCCTACACGACGAGTTAGAGAGCGTCAAGGGCGTAACTAACGCCAACGTAGTGCAAGACGCAGTGGAGGGCGTTAGAGAGCGGGGAAAGTCCTATCACACGACGTTCCACCACGCACTCCCGCAAAGCCTAACAAGCCTTGCCGTCATCAACGTAAAAAAGCCACCCCAAGGCATCACAAAGCCTTGGAAGGAAAGCTAGGGCAAGTACGCAACCAAGAATGGATGAAAGAAAGGAATCAAGATGAACGATTTGCGATTATCGCAAGTGCTAAACGCCACGGCGTCCCTTTGGAAATACTGGTGGGTGTCTTGCGAACGGAAACGGCAGGCTTCAGTCAGGCAGCGGTCAGCGAGGCAGGAGCTGTTGGCGTGTGCCAGCTTACAAGAGATGGCAGCATTGCCCAGCTTGGCGGGGATTTTGAGCGAGCCAAGCATGATTGGCGATACAACCTCAAGCTTGGAACTGCCTATCTCGCCTATTGCCGAAACGGTGCCAGAGACTGGAAGCACGCAATTGTGCGGTACAATTGGGGAGCGACCATTGGTAAAAATTGGCAGGGGGATGTCGCATCCCTCCCCTCCGAAACCCAAAACTATTTAAGAAAGGTATTTGTATGAAGGTTTTTGATTTAAGTATTAGAGAGCAAGCGGATGGCGATTGGTACTGGTCGCTGCGGAAGCCGTGTGGTGAGGTGCTGGAAGAGCGTGAAGGGCTTAGCGACGCCGAGGAGTGCTTACAAGAGGGTGTAGAAGAAGCCTACGAAGCCGCCTTTGGTGGAGTGCATTGTTCTTTCACGCTAAACGTTACGATCGAAAAGGAGTAACGAGATGACAGATTTCCAAGTGGCGTGCCTCGTATTACTGGTGGGGGTGGCGTTGTTCGCCCTCGCCGCCCTCGTAGCCAAAGCAGCCGACGATTCACACGACGAGGTATGGCAGCGTGAACGGTTTAAAGACATGTACCGAGA